CGTGTTTACATACACAAGCAGTGTAGCACCCTAGGGGTTTTCTTTGTTGTGAGGGGATTAGAGAAACAAAAATGAGCCACGCCAAACCAAATGAATTGAAACGCGCACTCGGTAATCCAGGCGGTCGCAAGCTGCCAAATCCGACCAATGTAGTTGCGCTTCCACAACTTTCGGAACCTGCTCCTGCGCATTTGTCGAGCAAGGCTAAACGCGAATGGGAGCAAATTCGCGCAATGGCTCCTTGGATTGCGGGCACCGATGTTCGCTTGTTAACCGAGCTTTGCGAGAAGCTAGATCGAAAGCGCGAACTTCAAAAGCAACTCAAAGATTCAAACTTCGTTCTCTACACCGACAAAGGCTATGCCTACGCGAACCCATTGTTCGGAATGTTGTCGACCACAGAGACGGAAGTTTTCAAATTACTGTGTCAACTAGGACTCACACCTGTTGACCGTTCAAAACTGGGGGTTGCGGAAGTGAAGGCTCGGTCAAAGATTCAAGAGCTGCTTGCGCAGAAGAATGTCACATCCTAAGTCTTGGCCTCCTAGATGGTTAACCGAGGTTCCGCAAGCCGACCGTGACAGGGGCGATGGCGATGTCTATTCAAAGTTTGCCGAGGCCGTCTGTCGTGTCACTAAGGATTCGGTAGCTTCACCTGCCGGCAAGTTGCTTGTCTTGCGCGATTGGCAGAAGGAGCTTCTGTCACACGCACTTGCTCGGAGGGAAGATGGAAGATTCAAACATCGAACGGCCTTGGTGGGCATGGCCCGAAAGAATGGCAAGTCGGCTCTTGCTGCTTCTATGGGTTTGGCCGGTCTTACTCTTGGCGGAAACGGCTCAGAGATTTATTCGTGCGCTGCTGACAAGGATCAGGCGAAAATAGTCTTTGGCACCGCGAAGCGGATGATTGAATTAGATGAAGAACTTTCATCGATGTTCACTCTCTATCGCGATGCTATTGAATACAAAGAGAAGTCATCGGTCTATCGCGTTCTCTCTGCCGAGGCTTACACAAAAGAAGGATTGAATCCTTCACCACTTGTCATTTTCGATGAAGTCCACGCCCAACCTAGTTGGGATTTATGGAACACGCTTTCACTAGCCGGTGGCGCTCGCGCCGACAGTTTGCTCTTCGGTATTACAACCGCCGGAGTTAAGTCTTCATCTGACGGACAAGATTCACTTTGTTATGCGCTCTACCAATACGGACAGCGCATTGTCAAAGGCGAAGTCGAAGACCCATCGTTCTTCTTTGCTTGGTGGGAACCTGAGAAGCAAGCCTTCGATCATCGAAACGAAGATTCTTGGGCAGAAGGCAATCCTGGTCTTGGCGACATCGTTGACATTGAAGATTTCAAGAGCGCGGTTCTAAGAACACCTGAAGCAGAATTTAGAACGAAGCGATGCAACACATTCGTTTCCACATCCGTTGCTTGGCTACCGAATGGAGCTTGGGAGCAACTAGAAAATAAACAGCGCGAGTTCATCGCCGGTGAGGAAATAATCCTTGCCTTTGATGGCGCTTTCAGTAATGACTCTACGGCACTTGTTGGCTTCGCTCTAGGCGGAGACAAACCTCATTTATTCGTTGCCGGACTTTGGGAGAAGCCGCAAGATGCCGATTCAAGTTGGTTCGTTCCAGTCGCAGAAGTCGAACAAAGGATCATCGACTTTTATCGAGATTCTCGATTCTCTGTCCGTGAGATTGTTTTCGACCCTGCCCGTTGGAATCGAACATTTATGGTGCTTGACGAAGAAGGATTGCCCGTTGTCGCATATCCAAACAGCGCCGAACGAATGGTTCCCGCGACACAGAAATTTTATGAAGCAGTTGTCAACGAATCCTTCACTCACGATGGAGACGAACGACTTGCAAGACACATCGCAAACTGTGTCACAAAGCAATCATCACGAGGAGTGATGGTGGCGAAGGCATCGGCAAGGCGAAAGGTGGATGCCGCAGTCGCGGCAATCTTTGGCTATGACAGGGCAACACAACCCGCACCGCCTAAAGCGCCCGTGCCTCGCTTTTATTCAATCAGAGTCTAGGAGAATGAATGAAGTTCGATCTCTCCGCCGTCGTTGGCGCGGTCGGTGTCGCGCTTGTCACGACTGGTCTTTATATGGTTTCACTTCCGCTTGCACTTGTGGTGCTTGGCGGATTTCTAATTTGGGCAACGGAAAAGGGTGAGTGATGTCATTATCTAAGCGAATCAGGACAGGCTTCGCCCGCCGTTCTCAGAACGGAACAGGCGAACAATGGCTTGAGCCTCTAATCCCTGGTCGCCCTGCTTATATGATGCCGGCAGGTGTCGAAGTAAACAGCGAAACCGCCGTGCGGATGTCGACTGTTTATGCCTGTGTTCGCTTGCTATCTGACACGATTGCATCCCTACCAATGGGCGCTTATGTTCGCAGAGGTCGCGCTCGCATCTCTTATGCTGCCGCCTATGGCTCGCAACCTGAGTGGATCAATAAGCCAAATCCTGAAGCCACTCGTCTTGAGTTCTTAGAGCAAGTCGTCGCTTCACTAAACCTTCACGGCAACGCCTTCATCCTTACTGTTCGCGATGAGATGGGCGATGTCATCGAGCTTTATTGCTTGAATCCTGAGCGCGTTCGCATCAAGCGACCTGCTCCGAATGAACCGCTTGTCTACGAAGTAACCGTTCACGAAAACGGCACGATGTATACAGAGGTTCTTTCCAAGAACGAAGTTCTACACATTCCACTCTTCCGCTTGCCAGGCGAGCAATATGGACTCGGCCCAATAGGTGCAACTCGCACGACTCTTGGCGCAGCGATGGCCTCTGAGGTTTACGCAGCTTCTTACTTTGGCAACGCTGCCAACCCTGGCGGAATCATTGAATATCCTGGCGAGTTAACAGGCGATCAAGCCAACGATATTGGTCGCGATTGGAACATCACTCACGCTGGCCCTTATCGCGCTGGCAGAATCGGTGTTCTCACAGGTGGCGCAACATTTAAGCCTCTACAATTAAACGCCCAAGATGCGCAGCTCCTAGACACGAGAAAATTCAATGTGGAAGAGATTGCGAGAATTTTCCGCGTTCCGATTTCTCTGCTAGGTCATCCTGTAAGTGGCGCGATGTCATTTGCTTCTGTCGAAGCACAGAACTTGTCATTCGTTCAACATTCACTTCGCCCATTCTTAGAGCGCCTTGAGCAATCACTTTCGACTCTGCTTCCTGAGTCTGATGGCTTCGTCAAGTTCAATCTTGATGCCCTTCTTCGTGGCACAACTCTTGAGCGTTATGAGGCTTACACCAAAGGACTTCGCGAAGGCTTCTTGAGCCTAAATGATGTTCGCTCTGTCGAGGATTTGTCACCGCTCGGTGAAGCTGGCGATCAATATAGAGTGCCATTGCAGAACATCGATGCGGCAGATGCCAAGGATGTTGGAATGAAGTTGCGAGCAGAAATCGCAGCTCAACTCATTCAGGTTGGCTTTGAGCCTTCCGCAGTATTGAGCGCAGTTGGAATGGAAGCGATGTCGCACACCGGCGTTCCTTCATCACAACTTCAACAAATCAGCACCATCAATCCTGCCGACCCTGAAGGCGTTTACGATGTTCGCGAGCAAAGGGATCAAGCACAGATGGTCGTTCAGGTTCCTGAGCCAACTGTCAATGTTGCTGCTCCAAATGTAAACATCGAGCCGGCAATGGTTATGCTCGAATCACCTGAAGTCAATGTCGCTGCTCCGAATGTAAATGTAGAAGCGCCAAAGATTGAGGTCACAAATAACATCGAACGCACAAGAGTTCGCAAGATTGTCAAGAGAGATGAACACGGTCGAATCGCCGAAGTCATCGAAGAATTTATGGAGGGCGATGAATAATGGCAACAGGAATCAGCTCATATCTTGCCGATGAATTACTTGATGCGGTAGGAAATAACTCTTCATTCGCAGTCGGGGCCGTGTTTATCAAACTACACATAGGCGATCCAGGTGCAAATGGAACAGCAAACCCCGCAACCGAAACCATCCGCAAAGCCGCATCGTTTGGTGCCTCTTCTTCGGGCACTCTTACAAGTGATGCAGACATTACTTGGACAAACATTGCGGGCAGTCAAGATGCAACCTTTTTCACCGCTTGGGATTCTGCTACTACTGGCAATTTCTTATTTAGCGGTGGCATTACTGGTAATGCCTATACTGCTGGCGATACTTATGTTATCCCTAGTGGTTCTTTAACAGTTTCGCTCACGATAGCGAGCTAAAATGCCAGGCTTAATCCTTGGCACAGGGCAACTCGATGTTGACTTGCTTGGCCCTGTTGCTTCGGGTAACGCACTTCTCGGCGGGATAACTGCAAGCGCAACCGCCGAAGTTGAAAATCTTGTGGTCGCCTCTGCGCCTCTTGGTGGTGTGCTTTCCTCTGCATCCTCCACAGTCACCACCTTCGCAACCGCTTCTTCTTCCTTTGGGGTAATGGTTGCAGAGGCGAACACAACTCCGATTCCACCGACACCTCCAACTCCTGAAGTTGGCTTAGGTGCCGGCGTTGGAATGCCGAACTTTGTTCAACCTTATTTCCCACCAACACAAGAGGTTGAAAAGGTTATTGTGACCGCGACGGCGGTGGCGATGGCAAAGATACCTGCACTCAAAGCCAATGCACTCGCTCGCATCGACTTCTCAATCCTCGC